GCCGCGGGGCGAAGTGCCCCTGGCGGCGACGCGCGTTACCGCCTTCATCGACGTGCATGACAAGCTCTTGTTTTGGTGCGTCTGCGCCTGGGAGGAGGACTTCACTGGCTACGTCATCGACTACGGCACGTTCCCCGACCAGCGGCGGCTGTACTTCACCTTGAGGGACGCCACGCACACGCTGGCGGCATCGTTCCGCGGGGCGGGGCGAGAAGGCGCGGCCCAGTCCGGCTTGGAGAAGCTGGCCGCGGAGCTGCTCGCCCGGCCGTGGGCGCGGACGGACGGTGCGGCCCTGCAAGTGGAACGCCTGCTGATCGACTCGGGCTATCTGCCGGCCGTGGCGAACGCCGTCGCGATCAAGGCAGGCCCGGCCGTGCTGCTGTCGAAGGGCATGGGCCTGCGGGCCGGCAACAAGCCGATGGCCGCTTACACCCGCCGGCCCGGCGAGCGCCACGGTTGGAACTGGTATATCCCCAACGTGTCGAGGTCGTCAGAGTTCCGGCACGTCGCCTTTGATGCGAACTCCTGGAAGACCTTTATCCACGCCCGACTCGCGACGCTGGCCGGCGACAAGGGCGCGCTCACGCTGTTCGGCCGCAAGCCTGAGCAGCACCGGCTCTTCGCCGAGCACGTCGCCGACGCCGAGAGCTACGTCGTCACCGAAGGCCAAGGCCGGACGGTCCACGAGTGGCGGCCCAAGCCGTCCAAGCCCGACAACCACTGGTTCGACTGTCTGGTCGGCTCCGCTGTCGCCGCGTCGATGGCCGGCGTGAAGGCCCCCGGCGAAACTGCCGCCGGCCGGCAGCGGAAGCGGTATACCCAGGACGATCTACGGAGGAAAGAATCATGGCCGAATCCGTGACCCAACGAAAGACGTGGGAACCGGCGAAGGACAAGAAGGGCTTGGAGTGCCGTCATTGCGGTTGCAGGCACTTCCGGGTAGTCTACACACGACCCACGTGGGGTGGCCGGATCATGCGACGCCGAGAGTGCCGGCATTGCGGGAAGCGTATGACAACCTGGGAACGGCCATAGTGAAGCTGACGGTCAAAGGAACGAGGCATGGACAAGACCTCCGACCAACTCGTCCTTGAAGCTTATGAACAGGAGTATGAGAAGCAGCGGGACGAAATACAGAACCGGATCGGTATTCAGAACAACATGGCTGAAAGGGCCATAAGTATCACCGTCCTGCTCGGGTCCGTTCTGGCAGCTCTCTTTACCTTCTTCATGAAGGACTTCACTGCCCAGTCGTTCACGCAGCGGATGGACCTGTTCGTGTCGGTGTGCGTCCCCGTCCTGTTCGTCCATGGTACTCTGGCTCAGTTCACGCTGGCCGCTTGGATTTACCAGCTCAGTATCATGTTCCGCATCGTGCGATACTGGAACTGGATGGTTGAGAATAAAGTCGAACCAGTTATCGGGACAAAGGGGGACGTCTATCTCTGGGATCGGCATCCCAATCCGCCATGGGACTTGGCCGTAGATACAAAGGTCGTCCGCTACTTCCAGCCGCTCTTCGTCTACGGGTTGTGCGCAGTGGGACTGCTCGGCCTGCCGCTCGCCTGCTGGTGGCAGCCCCAAGAAGCTGGGTTTTGGCTCGTCCGGTCGTTCGGTATCAGCGTATCCATCGGGCTGATCGTGACGTTGTGCGTTCTTGCAGTTGTTCACTTGAAGGTCGTCCGAGGCACCGAAGCTTTCCGTCTGTCTGTCAGTCAAGTTGCGGACGACAGGCCGTCGCCAGTGACGACGGTGGTGAAACCGGAGAAACGCATGGAAACGCAACACGATTTCCGCAAGGCATACTTCGTACAGACAAGACAGGAAATAGACACGGAGAAACGGGAACGGGATCACATCCTCCACCTTGTTGTTCTCGTACTCGGTGCTCTTGGCTTTGCGATCATTCAGAGCGAGAAAGCTCAAGAATTCTTGAAGAACCGCTACTCGCTCTTGATGGATGCAGGGACTGTCGTCTTGTTCATGGCGCTGTTCTGGCTGCGCAGAGCCAAGATGCAGCAGATAGCAGACCGGTGGTTCGTCCTGCGCTCGATGCTCAAGAGTGGAGACATTGGCATTCCTGAGGACAAATCGTTGGAGGCACTGGTCACCACCGGACTCCAAGGAAGGCGTTATCTACGGAAAGATTGGGTTGTCTGCTGGGCCGTCTGTATTCCGCTCGCCGGTCCAGCCGCCATGACGTTGCACTACATGGGATGGTATCCCGGTCATATCATCGCTACCCTTGCCTTTGCGATCGTAGCCCTTGGCGCTTTGGCGTGGCTCATCCTGATGCGCCGCCTCAAGTGCCCAAATGCTGGGACTCCTGCACCCGGCACGGATTCGTCGAAACCGGCTTCGGAGGGCTAGGCTGTCGAGGTGCTTTGATCTACCCGGCCCTTCTCTATCGCGGCCATGTCCATATGCGTAACGATTTGCAGCAGCAGCGGGGAATCCTCTTGTAGCCCGCCTCTCGGGGTGTAGATTCAGGGCAGACAACCAGGACGCGCGGCGCACCGGCTGATCCCCGGCGCGAAGCCATAGAACCTAAGGCCACGTGGGGCCACGTACCCGCGTGGCCTTTTCTATTTGGCCCGTGCGAGTGGTTGGCCCCGGCTTCGGTCGGGACACCCGCCTACGCCGCAAGGCTACGGCGGGCTGGCAGCGGGAAGAGCCCTGGCGGGCTGTCGGGCCTCATAAACCCGACGCGGCCGGTCCGATTCCGGCTCCCGCGATTATGGCGGAAGACGTGGAAGACTCGATTCGGCAGAACGCACGAGGCCCGGAGTCGGCCGAGGTGGACGGCGTGAAGGTCAAGCAGCATCCGCTGCCCGACCAGATCGCCGCCGACAAGTACCTGGCCGGCAAGGACGCCCGGAGGAATCCGGCCCGGGCCTTCACCCGCGTCAAGATCGTGCCGCCCGGCTCCGCCTGACGGCGGCTTCCGGCTTCGCCACAGCTACGCCGGACAGGTCGCCGTGGCAGGCCCGGGACGGCATGACGATTGCGGATTGCAGATTTCAGATTGCGGATTGAGAGAGACGGATGCTCGGTTGGCTGAGGGACATCTTGACCGGACGCCGGCCCGCCTACGCCAAGGCTACGGCGGGCGTGCTCTTGCGAGCACGGTTCGACGCCGCACAGACCACGCCGGACAATCGCAAGCACTGGTCGGCTGCCGACCCTCTCTCGGCCGACGCCGCGGCCAGCCCGGAGGTGCGACGGACGCTCCGCAACCGCGCCCGGTACGAAGTCGCCAACAACTCCTATGCCCGTGGAATCGTCCTGACGCTGGCCAACGACGTTATCGGCACAGGGCCGCGGTTGCAGATGCTCCTGGGCGACCCCAAGGCCAACGCCGCTGTAGAGCGCGAGTTCGCGCGATGGGCGCGGGCCGTCAACCTGGCCGAGAAGCTCCGCACCATGCGGATGGCCCGCTGCCAGGACGGGGAAGCCTTCGCGGTCCTGTCCAGCAACCCCAACCTGCCTTCGCCGGTCAAGCTGGACGTGCGGGTCATCGAGGCCGACCAGATACAGACCACCGATGTAAGCCTGCTGGCGGTCCCGTCGGTGGACGGCATCCGGTTCGACGAGTACGGCGATCCCGTCGAGTACCACGTCCTGAAGGTCCATCCGGGCAACTGCTCCTACGTCACGGGCACGATCGGCTTTCCCTGGGAGTACGTCCGCATCCCCGCTGCGTCGGTCATCCACTGGTTCCGCCCCGACCGGCCCGGCCAGCACCGGGGCGTGCCGGAGATCACACCGGCCCTGCCGCTGTTCGCCATGCTGCGGCGGTACACGCTGGCGGTGCTGTCGGCCGCCGAGACCGCCGCGGACCTGGCGGTGGTGATGAAGACCAACGCTCCGGCCGGCGGGGAGTCGGCGGAAGTCGAGCCGATGGCGACGATGGAGTTCGAGCGGAACATGGCGGTCTTCGCCCCGGAGGGCTGGGAGCCTTCGCAGATGAGGGCCGAGCAGCCTTCCACGACCTATGAGATGTTCAAGCACGAGGTCCTGAATGAGATCGCCCGCTGCCTGAACATCCCGTTCAACGTCGCCGCGGGCAACTCGTCGGGCTACAACTACGCCTCCGGGCGGCTGGACCACCAGACGTACTTCAAGAGCCTCCGCGTGGATCAGGCGACCTGCGCGGCGGTCGTGCTGGACCGCATCCTGGAGGCCTGGATCGCCGAGGCGATTCTCATATCCGACCTGCTGCCACTGTCTGTGCGGACCATGCGGGAGCACCCCCACCAGTGGTTCTGGGACGGCCATGAGCACGTGGACCCCCAGAAGGAGGCGTCCGCGCAGGCCCAGCGGCTGGCCAGCCACACCACCACGCTCGCCGACGAGTACGCCCGGAAGGGGCAGGATTGGGAGACGGCCCTTCGCCAGCGGGCCAAGGAGATCGGCTTGATGAAGGAACTGGGGCTGTCCACCGCGCAGGCACTGCCCGCGCCGCCCGGCCAGCCGGGGACGGGGCCGCAGGCACAGCCGCAACCGGCAGTCAAGGACGACGAGGACCTTGAGGAACCCAGCGCCGATGAGTCCGAAGACATCTGACATCCCTGAAATCCCCCAGGCGCCCCTGCCGCTGGCGGCGGCGCTGAGCATCGAGGCCGCTGTGCCGGTCGCGGAGGGCCAGGCCCCGCGGAACCGGCGGTTCACCATGACCGCCTACACCGGCGGGCCCATGCGGGTGGCGGGGTTCTCGTACCCGGTCGTCGTGGACCTGGCCGGGCTGGACCTGTCCCGCGCGTCCTTCCCCGTTTTCGTCGGCCATCAGCAGGACACCGACTGCATGCTCGGCCAGGCGGACCGCGTGGAGGTGGTCGGCACGAACCTGATCGCTTCCGGCGAGGTGATCGACGTGTCGCCCAAAGCCCGGCAGGTGGTCGAGGCGCACGACCGGGGTTTCCGCTGGCAGGCCTCCATCGGGGCAGCCGTGCTCCAGCGGGAGTTCATCCCGGAGGGGCGCAATGTCAACGTCAACGGCAGCCAGTTCCAGGGCCCGGTGATCGTGGCCCGCAGGTCGGAACTGGGTGAGATCAGCTTCGTATTCGTCGGCGCGGACCGGAACACGTCCGCGACCATCGCGGCAGGGAATGCCGCCAAGGAGAAGGTCATGGAAGACGTAAGGGACAACGTTCAAGGCAAGCAGGACGGGCAGGACACCACGGTGACGGCTGGCAAGGATGCCGGTCAGGAGTCGGGGCAGGGCGCCGCCGGCAAGGAGGCCGGCGCCCCTGTCATTCAAGCCGAGGCGAAGCTGAGCACTCCTTCCGCCCCCGACGCGGGCATTACCGTCGATCCGGTCGCGGACATGCGGGCCAAGGCCGCCGCCGAGCAGACTCGGATCGCGGCCGTGCGGAAGGTCTGCGGCGACGCGCACGCGGAGATCTGCGCCAAGGCCATCGCGCAGGGTTGGGACGTGACGCGGACCGAGCTGGAGGTCCTGCGCGCCGACCGGCCCAAGCCGCCCGG